ATGGCCAACAAATAGAGAACAATTACGAGATTATAACAGTGTTATAAGTGTTGTGCAACAAGTTACAAGTGCTTTCCAATCGGGTTCAGGGTTTTGGGCAGACGAAAATGTAGTCGAAAACTCAAATGACAATTCGAGGATCAAATGGGAGGAAAAGTTCGTCAAGAATATGCCCACGAATGAAGCGGGAAGCCTTAACAATTTTAAAAATGGAAATAAGGTTATCCAATACAAGGTGGGGAAGTACAATAAGTATATTTCGCCATACACGTTCCAAAAACTCGCTAAGATGTCCCCGACCAGTGCGTATAATAAACCCAACACCAAGATTCTCTTCAAGAACCCATTCACACGTGCTAATACGAAACGTGGAGAAATAAAGTTTATGGTCCTCAAAGATGCCAAAATTGCGGCAGATGAGAGGGCTAAGACGGCTAGAAAAAGAATAGACGAAGCATTAAGAGCTAGGGCACAAAAAGCTCGTAACGTGGTGAGACTACAGAAACCCACATACTCCGAGTTGCAAAAACAAAAGAATGAAAAAGCTGCTAAGAAGATGGCCACACCCTATCGGTCTGCTGCCAGGAGTTTAGGAAAAAAAATACTTAAAATTACACGAAAGAAGTAGCTCTTCAATCATCGCGATAGAAGTCCTCCTCGGGGAGAACTTCAATCTCACACACAACTGGTGGTAGTTCCTTTTTCACACGGGTTTTCTTGACCCTTGGTGGGGGAAGCTCATCTAAGTGTTCCCTAAAATAGACAACCTTATCCCAAAATTCCCTCATAATTGGGAGATTGGTTTTCCACCATTCGGGGTCTCTCTTAACATTAACGACGTCAAATTCTTCAGGTTTAGGCCAATTGGTAAGGGCAGGTTTATACTGTATAAAGTCTGCTTCGTCTAGGTCTAAAATTTCCATACACAATTGTAATTGGGGCATGTAATGGATGGGCACTTCACCGGGTATAATTTGGCGCATCGGGGGGCATTTAATCTCGACCAACTTCCCAGATTCGGATACACCGTCTGGACTGCCACCCAACCAGGTGTGCACTGGATGGGGGCAGAGACCGAGTTCGTGGACAACCTCCCCATGTCGCTCTTCATATAGAATCCGTGCTTCATCTTCATATTTCTCGCCGTGGCGGGTGGCCGCGTTACCGGTAAACTTTTCACCGAGACCACATTTTTTTAGTAGGAGTTCAGCCGGTGTTTCATATTTATTCACACCGATGGCTGTAGCTGCATCTGAAGCAGTGAGCATATTACCACGGAGGGCGAGCCACTCATCTGACTTCTGGGCGGCATACTCCCTCCCCAGCGCTGCTTTCACGTTTGGGTGCATATTAAATTACAAGGGTTTCTATTGTTTAAGTAAAGTCGTAGTTCGAATATGTACTTAGGGCTTCAAAATAACTGCGCGCTCCATTTTGTTCAGCCTGCTTTTTACTTTTCGCGATACCCCTCGCGAAGAACGCATCTTGAACGTATATATCGATGTAAAAGACTCCCTCGTGGTGCCCAGAAACCCTATATTCAGGTAATTCCCAGTTATTCACTTGGCAGTGACGCATCAGATGATCCTTGTAATTGTCATCTATCATTATCATATTCATATCGATGATGGCAGGGTCTTGGTAAATCCGAAGAATAAATTCCTTCGCGTGAATGAGACCGATATCCATGTAGATGGCACCTATTAGGGCCTCAAAAACATCTTCCAAGATTTTGGTGTTAGTGTTCCACGAATTTCTCATCCCTTTTTCATCCATTATGACGTATTTATTGAGCTTCAAATAACCAGCGATGTGAGCCAATGTTTCACCACGAACGAGCTTTGTCCGAGCCTTCGTGAGGAAACCTTCTTGTTTATTTTCATACCGATCAAATAGATATTTAGTAATAACAAATCCCAAAACAGAATCACCTATAAATTCTAGGGTCTCAAAGGACTCTGTCAGATTTTCATACTCTTTTAGGGCAGACTTGTGTGTAAAAGCTTTTTGGTACAAACCTAGGTTTTTTATTTTTGTACCAACAACTTGTTCGACTTGAGACTTATCAATTAAGCTCACCATGTTGTTATTATTAGTATGTTTTTCTTTTTTAAGCCTTCTTGATGTAATGAGGAGACAGATACTTCTGAAGGTTTAGGTAGGTCACGACGACACCTTCGGGAGGGGCGAGGAGGTCGCGAAGCTTATCGTCAAGGACAATTTGACGACCGTTCTCAGGATGCTTGAGACCCTTCTCAGTGATATACTTGTTGATAAATTTAGTCACCTCAGAACGAGAGATTAGATCATCTTCAGGAATCGCAAGAAATTCGCGCAACTTAGGTGTAATTTCCTGCTTACGATTGAATCCGTTGTTCTCAGCGCGCTTCTTGGCCTTCTCGCCATCTGGATCTTCCTGAGTGTTCTTCACCTTACGAACAAGCTTGGCTAGGTTTTTAACGTCACTACGAAGAGCAGAGAGTTCGGTGTGGATAGCTTCGAGTTTTTGGTCGCAAGTTTGGGTAGCTTCGAGGGACATTATATCTTTCTTAGACCCCTAATCTTTAAGTCTATGATTATGATGATACAGAAAACGATAAAGATCCATAATATGTGGTTGTAAGCCTGAACAGGGTCTGGGCCTTTCGCACTAACCGTGTCACTGAAGTCGATAATCCTGAAGGGTTCCCTAGAACCATCCGACACACAACCACCGAAGCAGCAGTCATCTGGACATCTCACAACTCTCTCACCGCGGCGCACCCCACAGAATTGATTTATGTTGCCCTTCAGTTGGTAACATCTACATTCATCGATGACGTTGCAGACCATATTATTATATCCCAATATAATAATGGACGATCACATTTATTCAAAACCCACTAGGGATAAGTTCCTGAATGAAAATTTACTTTTTAGGGATCCAAAATTGAAAAAGTACTTCGATCGTACTCTTCAGAGAGATTTAGACAAGTTCAGAACACAAGTCCGGACGAAGCACTCATCCAAAAGTTTTGATAAACTCATGTATGTGTTGGTCACTGACAGTATACGTGACATAATTCTCCAAACTGTAAGTGAAATCACAGAACATATGAAGAGTATGGGTGATCTAGTAATAAGTGGTGGTGAAGCGTTCAATCTTTACACAGAGTACGAGAACAGAATAGTCACGAGTGACATAGATGCAAAATTCGTCCCCCGTATGTCCGTAAACCCCGAATTTTTTGGCAAACTCCAAGCTGTCAAACTTATTTTGTGGGATAAACTCGGTCAAGTTGCACAAAAGCTCAATTTACGAATTAAGAAGAGAATCATGGCAATGCGAAAACAATATCCCAAAATTTTTAAATTTTTGGGGATAAACTTCAATACGAAGGGTCCTTACGTAACTAGGAGGTATTTACTCATTAAGAAAAAGAAAATGAGAGTGGATAATAAACCAAACAAGGGTGACGTCTTCATAGACGTGGAACTCTTCGCTTTGGACCTAAATATCAAATATTTATCAGCAAAAACTGGTAAAATTGAAGACACCATCATAGGGGGTATTTTGGATATTCCTTTTATGCGTCCCAGTGAGTTTGGTTATGAAGTCGTTCTATCTAGGCAAAGAGGTGTAACGTATCGCAATTTAGATACTGGTAAACTGGTAAATGATAAGAAGATATTCATCGCCAGTAAAGAATTCCTCATAGAAGACATCTATCTAATGCAAAAACTAAAACTACGTCCAGAAAAGAAAGATAAAGATCGTCAAAGGTTATTGAAGTTGTCGTCACTTTTTATCAAAAATTTAAAAGCATCTGATTCTATTGAAACTATATTTAAACGTGTTCATAGTAAAATTGTGAGGAGAAAGCCTGCTACAAAAAAGGATGGTCGCGTCTCCATGAATAGGGCTTCAAAGATAAATCCTTATAAATATAAAAACTACACCACAAAACCGTCAGAAGAGCGATTATCCAAGCAATTGGTTCATGGTTTGAAGACTTCTACGAATAATGTCAAGATTAACGGTTATGAAAATAGCTCAGGGAATAAGCGTTTCAACCTTACAAACCTGAAGTGGAAAAACGTGACTAACAACTCATATGTAAAAAATGAGATGAATCTGAGGGTGAAGAACACTAAAAAATTACCAAAGAAAATTGATGTGGGTAAAACATTGTATGGCCACAAACCCAGGAGAAACAAATGGGTCCCAAAACCAGTTCTAGACAAGGCAGCGGCTATACCGTTTGTTGGGTTAAAGAAATAGACCCCATGTATAATATAAATGATTTTTGATACTCTCTCCAAAGGTGACGACGGCCTGCGATTTGTTAAGGTTCGCAACGATGATAAGCGTAAAGTTTTTATTCAGTTGAATGGTGTCAAGATTTCTGACGTGTCTGACGAGACTGTCCTTGATCTAGTGTCTGATTTGAACATCGATAAGATTAACACGATTGATGCCAAGAATGTCGAAGCTGCCCAAGCAAATTCAGCAGACTGGTTCGGTAAGAAATTGTCAGAGGGTGTTATCAGGGGGGCGTATACACCCAGCACAACTGATAATCATATGACATGTGAACGAATCGAAGTCACGAAGGTTTTCAATTCTCAGCAGGAGGCAGTTGATTTTGAAACTCTCCAGAAGGACAGGGTATGTGATGTCATCCTCGAATTTTCAGGACTTTGGTTCGCGAAGAAAAATTTTGCTTGCACTTGGAATCTTGTCCAGGTCAGGGTTCATCCAGAGCCAATTATCGACACTTACCCAGAGGAGTATGCTTTTGTGGATGACGACGAGCAGTAAAAAAAATTTGTTAATAGTATATAAACGATGTTGAAAGGTCGTAACCAAAACATTATCATGTTGGTCGCCGTAGCTGTCCTTATCTTCCTTCTATTCAACTTGAACTCTAAATCTTCTTACACCATCACTGAACGTGAGTATGCGCCCGTCGGTGTTGGACCAGTTGCCGCTGGCCCCGCCGCGGGTCCATCCAAAGCACGCTCTGGTGGTATGAACAGGGGTAGTGGTCTCGCCTCCTCTCTTCTCCCCCGTGAGATCGCGTCAGAGGAAGACTTCGGTCAGTTCGCACCACAGGATGTCCTCGCCGGTCAGAACTTCCTTGATCCTCGTCAGCAAATTGGTCTCCCCGAAACCATTGGTGGCACTCTCCGTAACGCCAATCAGCAGATTCGCAAGGATCCCCCCAACCCCAAAAATCCTTTCGTTTGGAACAATTCCACTATCGTCCCCGACCTCATGCAGCGTGGGTTGTGTGCTTAAAGATTAGGATCTACATATAAATAATAATGAGTGGTGTTTCTAACGAACTGTCTGAAACTGTCTCAAAACTTGTAGATCTTTCAAAACAACTGTCTGATGCGAAATCTGATATCAAAATCCTCAACCAGGAAGAGAAGAGACTCAAAGAAAATGTGAAGAAACACATGGTTGATCAGGGCATTGATACCATTAACCTCAGGAAAGGTAAAATTAACTTGCGCAAGACTGTGCGCACGTCTGGAATTAATAAGGATGCCATCCAAGTTGGTCTTTTATCCTTCTTCTCTGGTGACGAAGCCAAAGTCGAGGGAGCTTTAAATGCCATCAAGGATAATCTCAAAACAAAAGAATCAACTTCAATCTCATTAACAGGTATAAAAGATAAACCCTCCAAAGAAGTAAGTAAATAATCACAATGGTTTGGAGTCAATACGTATACGAAGCGACAGTTGGATATGACCCCGATGCCAGTGATGATGAAGAAATTAATGATAACGCTCCTCTGAATATTGAAGACTGGGAAGTCGAATACTCAGATGAACTCCGTATGATGTGGAACACAGCGCAGACATTGTTGTATGACGCGCACATCGAACACTCAGGACAATTCATCGACTTTGTTGAATTCTGTTTCGTGGAACATGACCCTATTATTGAAAAAGTGTCATCTCACTATGAAGACCACCTCTTTCACGTCTGGGAGAACCTTGGACGTATCTTACATCAAAATGGACTTCGAGGAGAAATAATGAGGGGTGCCGGTTTCAACGACTTTTTGGCTTTCGCTGAAAATTATATGGGTGTATATTAAGATGTTATCCAACCTTACTGCTCAACGAGTGGCCATTCCAGCGGCGCTTTTTTTAACTTTGAGTCCCGGTGTGCTATTAACCACAGACGGGAAGAAGGTTTCATTCACAAACCAAAAAACAAACAAAACTGCCACATTCTTCCACGCTCTCGTGTTCTTTATCGTCTACAGTCTCATAGCCAAGGCGATGGGTTTGGTGTTGACCAAGGCGGATCTCCTAGTGAGCACATCCCTATTCCTACTTCTGAGCCCAGGTCTTCTCCTCACCCTACCATCAGGGAGCAAGGGTGTGTTCCAATCAGGGCAGACGAGTATAACCGCCGTGTTAGTGCATTCGATCGTGTTCGCGATTGTCTTTGCGATATTGCGGCGTCAATTTCCTCAGTTCTATTAGATAGGAAGAAGATGAGGTATCTCGTTTTGGGACCAGCCTCTATGGGTATATATTCTCTGATTGGTTGTCTCAAAGCTAGGGAATCCAAACTCGTGGATATCAAGGAGATATCGGGTTCTTCTGCTGGTGCCATTCTGGCATTGTTTTTGGCTATGGGAATGTCCATGGATGAAATACTGGAAACGGCTATATCACTCAACATTTCCAATTTTGTCAAGATCAAGTTGGGTTCATTCTTTACTAAATTTGGTTTCGTTGATATCAACCCAATAAGGAAGAAACTGGTTGATATTTGTGGTTCGGACCCTACATTTAGTGAGATAGATATGAAAATATATATAGCGGCATTTTGTTTGAATACTTCAGAAACTGTGTATTTTTCTAAAGATTCACATCCCGATATGAAGGTCATAGATGCAGTGTGTATGAGTATGGCGGTTCCGTTTATATTTTCATGTGGAAAATACATGAATAATACTTATGTAGATGGTGGGATGAAAGAAGAATATCCATTGACACCATTCTTAGATAAACGGCCGTACGAAGTTACATGTATGAAAATAGTAGCCAGTCAGATCTATCAGGAAGATATAAACACACCGAGACAGTTTGTAGAAACTCTGATCCGTTCTGCGTTATCTAATAGGGAAAAATACGACCAACCAGTAGAGGAAATAGAAATAAACATAGGAGATACGAATATATTTGATTTTAATATGAGTTATGAAGAAAAAGTGAAATTATTTAACATCGGTTATACATTTTAAATTAATACTTTTTTGTCAGTCTAATATATATGATAGATGCATGTGACCCAGACGCGGATCTAAGCACCCTTCAGAAGCTAATAAAGCTGAATACCGGGGAAAATATTAAACTGACAAAAACAGAAATTTGTCAAGTCTACAAAAATATACAGGATGAAAAATTACCGTTACCACCGTTGGTTTTGAACAGACAGAAGACGTATATGATAGATAGGAAGTCACCCTTATCTGTTAGGGATTATGAACTTCTTTTCCATTCCTCAACGAAGCTCGGTGAAATAAAGAAACTTGCTCGTAAGGTGAAATTGGGGGATATCGATAAGAAAACCAAAGCAGATTTGATTACAGCAATTGGGAAGAGATTGAGACACTTGAAAGTTTCTGAACCCATCAAGTTATCTTCCACGCGTCCCACTACTAGGAAAGCTAAGCTGTCGAATGACAGGAATGATATAAACTCTGCCATGAATGTGAATGAAGTAAGAAACACCAACGAGAGTCTCAACAATGGGAACAAGTCCAACGAGAGTCTCAACAATGGGAACAAGTCCATCGAGAGTCTCAACAATGGGAACAAGTCCAACGAGAGGAGGAACAACTCCAACGAGAGGAGGAACAATGGCAATGAAGGGAATAACAGTCTCAACAATTGGAACAACTCCAACGAGAGGAGGAACAACTCTAATGAGAGTCTCAACAATGGTATCAAATTTCCAAAGGAGAGTATTTTTAAGAGTCAACCCAAACCAGACTTTCTTAAAAAGAGTGGTTCGAGTTCCAATTCGAGACAGCCCAAATTTGGTAATATTTTTGAGAGAAATAAACCAAAGTTTCTCAAGGGAAAAGGTCCACTTGGTGATGATACCAATTTTATTGAAGCTAATACATTTAATAAAAGGAAAATTCCAGATGGTTTCGCATTCAAAACTGGTAACAAGGGTTTGGGATATTATAAGAACGAGGGTTCACGTGTCCCATTCCCCGGAGGACAAGGAACCCTTCCCAAACCCCTTCCCTTGAAGCCAGTGACTCCTATAGCCCCTGTGAAGCCCAACAACACTGTGAAGCCCAACAACACTGTGAAGCCCAACAACACTGTGAAGCCCAACAACACTGTGAAGCCCAACAACACTGTGAAGCCCAACAACAACGTGGTCAATAACGTGGTCAACAA